GCTCTTGGTAAAACACCAAAACAAATTGATAAAGAGTGGCAGAAACTCACAACCAAAACAACGGTACCAAATGGCCGTATAAACAAAGAAACAATCCTATTAAGGGTAATGGATCAATGAGTGAAAAAATAGAAGAAAAGTTTTTATCAAAAAGTAAATTTTCTAAACTAATTGAAAAGACAGTTACCGATTTGTCAATTGGTTATATGGAGGCCATACTACTGGTTTGTGAACAGAATAATATCGAACCAGAAGATGTAAAGAAATTTGTCTCACCTATCATTAAAGATAAACTTGAGGCAGAGGCAATGGGGTTAAACCTATTACCGAAAATAAATTCAATTGATTCAGCTCTTTTTGAATAAATTGAATATAAATACATTTACATTTCAGCGCAAATGTAATATAATTATACTACAGTTAATATTTCAGCTATACAAGGAACATACTAATGTCATTCGAAAACCTAAAACGCAATCGCGATCAAATTTCCAAACTAGTACAAGCAGCAGAACAGGCCGGTGGTTCAACCGAACAGAAGAACTACGGTGATGATCGAATCTGGAAGCCAACAGTAGATAAAGCAGGTAACGGTTATGCCGTTCTCCGTTTTCTACCAGCGGCCGAAGGGCAAGAACTTCCATGGGTCCGTTATTGGGATCATGGATTCAAAGGCCCAACCGGTCTTTGGTATATTGAAAACAGCCTTACATCTATTGGTCAACCTGATCCAGTTGGTGAACTTAACTCACGCCTATGGAATTCAGGTATTGATGAGGACAAAGAAACTGCCCGTAAACAGAAGCGCCGACTTCACTATGTGGTAAACGCCCTTGTCGTGCAAGACCCTGGTAACCCTGCGAATGAGGGTAAGGTTGTCTTATATAAGTTTGGTAAGAAAATCTTTGAAAAGATTATGGACGTGATGCAACCATCGTTTGCAGATGAAACACCAGTTAACCCATTTGACTTCTGGGATGGGGCAGACTTTAAATTGAAAATCCGTAACGTTGAAGGATATCGTAATTATGATAAATCAGAGTTTGCAAGTCCATCTGCTCTCCATGATGGAGACGAATCCAGATTGGAAACAATCTATAATGGATTACATAACCTCGGTGAGTTTACCGACCCAAAGAACTACAAGTCATACGATGAGCTCAAAGCCAAGATGATGCGTGTTCTAGGTGAACAGGTGGAAATGGGTGCCCCTAAGGTTACCCAGATGAACCAGGTAAACGAACCCGTTTCAACCCCTGAACCACAGGCAGTACCCGTCACAGCATCTGAAATGAATACTCAAGATGATGACGATACAATGTCTTATTTTGCTAAATTGGCAAACGAAGGTTAATAGCCTGGGGTACTTCTATAAAAACCAGTACCTAAAGCCCGGTCATTCCCAGAGGATGGCCGGGTTTCTCCAGCGAGAACAGTACCACTTCCACCCACATTAGTATCACCACCAATAACTGTCATTGATGGCATTGCACCACCACTATAAGCTGGTTGTAAATCATCATCCACAAATTTACCAGCCTTACCGGACAGCTGTCCAGATTTTATTTCCTGTGGACCACTACTCTTTTTCTTAATTCTGAAGTTGCCTTCGCTATCCTGTACAACCTCTTCACCTGGTTTTGCTACTTTTTTAGCAAATTTTTCACTTTTATATTTCTTTTTACCTAAACCACTTTCGGCATCATATGCATCAAGTGCCGCATCCGCCTCAGCATCTTCATTCTTTTTACGAGCAACCATTTCAGTTCGTGATTCTCCAGTATCCTCAAACTTAAAATCACGAATCGCTGATGCTACTTTACCTGTTCCAGGGAATGGAATTGAATCCACACCTACAGCAATCGCCTCAAGGACAGCATTAATTCCTCGTTTAATCATAACAAATGGTGACATAATCATATCTCTAATTAGGTCAGTAAATTTAAAACTGTCCAACATTTTTTCTGCTTCTTCAAATCCAAAGAACCCAGCAATAGTGGATATAAGACTTTTCAGCAAATCAAGAGGCATACCAATTAAACCTTCAACCAGCCCGGATATACCACCAAGGACACCCATCAATAACTTTTCTGCAATTGATCCATCAGTATTTACAAAACCTTTGAATGCACCAGTTACTGAATCAATGATTGCCATAATGACTGTGATTGGCCAAGCAAGTCTACCAATGACTCGGCCAACACTTCCTAAAGTTCTGGCAAATGTACTTCCCTCTTGAGCAAAACTAAAAAAGCTTTTTAATCTTGCCACCATCTTACCTAAAGGACTATCCTCACCAAATGAGAAAAACTTTCTAATTGGATCAAAGAATCCAGAAATCCTTGCACCAATATTTCCAAAGAATGATTTTATTGTTTTTATTTCATCACCTTGAAAAGCACCAAACAAAAAATTCTTGATAGCATTAAATCCATTTTTTAAAACTCTAAAGATACTATTGTCGGTAAGAAACTTTAGGAAGTCATCAGCACCTGAAGTAAAGAATGATTTTAATTTTATAAAATACCCCTTTAGTGCTCTAAACGAATCTTGTATTGCCTCTGGATCAGGCAACAATGTTTTTAATGCCCTTCCTAATCTAGAAAATGCCCCTTTAACAGTTGTAGCAACACTGTTAATGACCTTTGTGATACCTGCTTCTTTAAATATGGCTCTAAATAATTGTCCGAGGCCTCTAATTGCTGCACGAATTGGTTTAAATAAAGTTTTGAGAACTTTTCTTATATTCTGAAAGTAATCCTTAACAGCAGTTACCATGGCAATTACGGCAACATATGCTGCAGCAAGGAACGGATTTATTCCCTTTTCTGCTTCCTTTGGAGATGCACCTTCACCACCACCGCCACCAGAAGTTCCACCCTCACGTTTTTGTTCTGCTAGTTCACGTAAGAGTTTTTCTTGGATACCATATAATTTTTTAAATTCATCTCTCAGCCCATTTACACCACGTGCAATGACCTCATCCACTTTTAATTGTGAACTGAGTTTGGTACTGACGTCATTTAAGGTTGCTTCTGCCATTTTAATATCCCTGCGCAGTTTGTTCTTGCTGCTGTTTTTCCTTCTGTTCCTTCAGGTGTTGGACAAGCATAGTGAGATATATTTCCCTCTCCCATGGCATCTGATAATCAAGTTCGGATAACGAATAATTGTGATGCTGCATTAATGAAAAATTTGTTCTGTAAAAATTTTCCATGTTTTCATGCGAGAGGCATACTAGAAAAAATTGTCCATACCCTCCAGTAAAATTTTATTATCATGATTACACTGTTCACAAGTAAATTCCATATCATAACTTAATTTTGGAATATTTCCAATAAACTGTGCAATCTTTTCAAACTGTTCTGCATTTAAAGAATCCATAAAGGTCATTAATTCTTGCCTTGATTCATTCTTTAAATCAATTCGTTCATCTTCTGTATATAATGTTTTCATACAGGACATAATTAAATTCATTGATGCCTCACTTGTTTTGGCATCATCATCAAATACACTTGTATTAGACATAAGATCACTATAAGTTGGATAGTGAAGTTCCATTGAAATATCTGGGGTAAGTTGTACCTTTTGAGGTTTAATATCACCAACCACTTTGGATTGCATAATATCAACCTTTGTGTCGTTTTCACTATCACACTTTTGACATTTAACAACTAGTTCGGCAGTTTCACCAACCGACTTTGCCCTAATTCTTGTAAAGATATAATCCACATCAAATGATGCCAAGGAACTAATATCAATATCCTCTTGTACACATGATCTAATTGTATCAGTAATTGCTCTAATAACCTGTCTTGGTTGATTTGATTCTCCTGCAAGAAGCAAGATTTTTTGTTCTTTGACCAGAAACGGTCTGTAATGAATAATTTCTCCAGATGATGGTAATTTAAGATCATACCAAATAGTTTCATTCAAACGTGGCAGTGCCATTATTTAACTCCTATCCTAAAAAGCCAGAAAGTGATCCTAAACTGGCGTCAAGTGAAAACAGTCCCTGATTATCCACAATCGGTGACCATTTTGTATATGTCATTTCAACTGTTAACTGCATTAATCCATCCGGATCGTTAGTAAATTCAGTTTGCGTTATGTTCGTTGGGAATGCTTCTTCTAATAAAGCACTATAAACAGTTCCTTCTCCGATATTTACATTGAGATTAATCGGACCTGCACCAAACCGTTTATTGGTTATGGGTTTCCTTAATTGGTGAATTTTAATTTGTTTTGCATAATTATTAAAATATAATGCCTTACCTGTATTTTGAGCAACAGTTGAAGCATACCAAGTGTCAAAATATTTTCTTACACCATAATCATTTAACATAAGAAAGGTCATATTAACAGACCCTGCGCCAGAATATCCATATGCAACTTTACGCATCTGAACACCCATTTTTTGATCCAATGTTAAAACAGTTTTGGGTGGAATACCTACACTTTGGCAAAGAACATTTAAATCGTTTCCACTCATTAAGTTTCTAACGGCGCTAAGGATACCACCACCTCGTGGTCCAAAATCTGTTGGCAGTTCTATCATAAATTGGTTGGGTCTTGCCGTACCAAGTTTAAATGATATAGTGGATTTTAATTGATCTATAGTTGCCATTAAATCATCTCTCTAGATTGTTTGTAAACCTGTCTGCCACTCATTTTGGCCCAATCTGCTGTTGGTAAGAATGTAGCGATTTCCCACTCGGTTGGTGATACTCTAGCCAGACGTGATTTTACGTGAGCAAAAAGATAGTGTTTAAAACAAGGTTTATAATATCTTGTTGTGCCCAATTTTTTCATTAAATTATATTGAGATTTAAATCTTGTTGTATCATCAAATTTGGTATTGTTTGTCATACCCATAAGTGCATCTAAAAATTTGGCTCTCAATATTGGAGAAAGATAGTGTAAGTTCATTCCATAGAATCCACCTTCAGCGGGCCCTACAATAATTGCCAATGGAAACCTATCATAAACGGGTAGTGTTTCCTTACCTTTTGGATCATAGAAAAACATATTCATTGAGCCTATTAGAGGTTGTGATTTATTCACAAGCTTTACCTCGTCAGCACCCATTAATTCTCTACGGTTTACCCTTCTTATTGAGTGAATTCTTCTACGAAACCATGCTCGAGATTCATCAGTGCGTGGATTAATACCTGCACGAAAGGCTTCTAATTCTAAATTTTTAAAAAGGTTAGCATCATTCATACCATTATTTATATCACTTTTTCTTCTTTTTGCGATATGGTTTCAAGGGTTTCAATGGTTTAAGTTTCTTTAAAATGTTCATACTGTATAGTGTTTCCTCTGTCCATATCTGAAATTCCCAACCTCTATCCTTTGCATAACTATTTGCTGCTTCCCACTTATTCATATTTTTGACATATGTCATTGCCTCTCCGATATACCGTTTTGATTTATCAGGACGTTTGGGTGGTG